GGAGCTATATCCAATAGAATTCTTCCAAGCTGTCGAACTGAACGACTAAGATTATCAGAATACGCAAATGTTCCAATATCTCCTTCTTGTTTCCTTTCTCGAATCGCTGCTCCAGACCTTTCATTACTGTGCATACCGAGACTTGCTTTTTGCAAGCCCATTGTATCACGCATTTCCTGGTCAAGATTAGAAATCTTAGTAACCATTGCAGACGATACAACAGGTGGTTGTTCTCTCTTTGGCCACGCAGGAGCTTTCACATCAAAATTGCACAGCAGATAAGGATAACTCTTTTTATGAGCATTCTTCCACATAGTTTCATGGCCAGCAATTTGTTCTGGTGTTACAAGGAAAGGAGCTTTTGGCTGTAAAGCAACAATCTCAGT